GAATACGAGCAGTCTATGTATCGCGCGGGCAAACGTGACCCGCTGCCGTCTGGCCCGCGCAGGCCGCTGACAACCTCACCGTCAATGCTGATTGCCGCTGAGAAGATGAAACAGCACAGCATTGACCAAGGGAACCGCCTGTTCGCGCTGATACCGTATGACCAGCGCGTGACCGCCGCAGAGGCCGCAGAGCTTCTGGGCGAGAGCGTACCGCGCACATCAAGCTATCTTAAAAAGATGTGGGAGGCTGACAAGATATACCGCGTGCGCGACTTGGTGGAGGTTCCGGGTTGCACTAAACGTCAGTGGCGCTGGGTGTTCAGTAAGCAGCCAATTAAGGCGCTATCCAACTACTTTGAGGATGACGAGTGATGGGTGCTTTGAGGCATGTTGATTTGTGTAGCGGCATTGGCGGCTTTGCCCTTGGTTTTGAGTGGGCCGAACTCAGCAGCCCTGTATTGTTCTGCGACATTGAACCGTGGAGCCGAAAGATACTTGCAAAGCATTGGCCCCATGTGCCGATTGCAGAAGACGTTAAGGAGCTGGCAAGTGACCCAGATAGAAATGTTCCCGACTGCGACATCCTCACAGCCGGATACCCCTGCCAGCCCTTCAGTCTTGCCGGTAAGCGCGGCGGAGAGGAAGATCCTCGCCACATCTGGCCGCACATCTTGCAAATTGTTGCATCCAAAAGACCCGCTTGGTGCGTTTTCGAAAATGTTTATGGCCACCTCACATTGGGCCTCGACCAAGTGCTGTCTGACTTGGAAGTCGAAGGTTACGCCACGAGGCCGTTTATTGTTCCAGCTTGCGGTGTCGATGCGCCCCATAAGCGAGATAGAATTTGGATCATCGCCAAAAATATGGGCGACACCAGCCGCAGCCGACAGCAAGGGCACAACGGGCGGGGGTCAGGGAAAGAGCCTGAGAACGGATGTGAAGATGTGGCCGACACCGAGATCATGCACGGCGATGTCTGCGCCCAACATTCAGAACAGAGTGAACGACAAGCATCCAAACCTAGAGAGCATAGTGGCAAGAAGTTTATGGCCGACACCGACGACTCAGGACGCGAAGAACAACGGTGGCCCCAGCCAGCACAACCGAAACACCAAGCCCCTCAACGCGGAAGTGGGTGGCTCCCTGAACCCGCAGTGGGTCGAGTGGCTAATGGGATACCCAGAAGGGTGGACAGACTTAAAGGATTAGGCAATGCAATTGTTCCGCAGATTGCCATGCGGATCGGTCAGACAATAAGGAGTGAAACATGACTGACAAAGAAATCGAGCGCATGATAAACGCGGCTGGGTTCATCGGAGCTGTCTTTGGCTTCTTTAGTGGGGCCGTCTTGATGGCCCTAGCCTTTATTATATTCTAGTAATCGTGTGGGTGGCTTGATGCTGGCACATTCGGTAACGCAAAACCAATAAACGGTTACGGTTGAGCCACCCACTCAAACTTTCTACGCAAGCTCACACATGGGCGCCAGAGATTATTTGAAGCTGTCCAGAGTTTTTTGCATCGACTGGCTCTCGTTTAGAAATTCCGCCTCTGAAACATACGTTGTCGTCTTGAGGATTTCGTCGCCCCGACGAAAGACTACAGCATCCAGATCCACCGCGACAAAGGCGTAAACGTCTGACCGCTGGCCGCTCTTTTTAGCTGTGTAAAATTTGTACCTTTGTTCTACCCCATGCGTTTTACTGGCGCTCTTCACCTGCAATGTAAGCGTGCGTGTATCCGTCTGTATATACGCGTCATGGTCTTTTATTTGGCACAGGGTGCAGAGATATCCGGCAAGCGAAAGCCGGGCGAGAGCTAAATGCTCGCCCGCCCTTCCAACTGCCGCGCTGGCCTTCTGATCCTGGACCCGCACTTAGCTAAGTGGACTAAGTCAACAGCCAGGTGTGGATCTTGCGCGTCTCGTTGATCCGCTGCTCCAGCCCGTGATACCCGCCATTCACCTTACGCGTGATGCGCTTGATAACGTCATCGCCAACGCCATCGTCCGCAATGGCGAATAGGCCGTTCTTCTGGAAAAACCATAGAGCCGTCTCAAACGCATACTCGTCAGCCAGTTTCGACGGGTACTCAAGAACCTCTGGCAATTTCATATCCGCTGCAAATGCTTTGACGTTTGACTTGCCGGTCAGCTGCAAAAAGCCTTTGCCGGAAAACGCAAAACCGTCACCACTTGCCTCGTCGCCATTCCCCATGCGGCTTGAGTAAACCTTGTTTGCCAAACCCTGCGGGTTCTTGGCATAGGGCTCTGCGCTTTCAACTGTCGGGAAGCGCGACGGCCAGACGGCTTGTATGCGCTCAGGGGTTGAGTAGTACAGACCCTCAGTCGTGCGCTTAAAACCGCCGCTCTCGTGATGAGACTGGCCAAGCAAATGCGCGCCGCGATTGGGCGAAAGGTCGTAATGCTTGGCGATTGCTCTGGCCGTATTCGGGCCAAACGCGCCGTCGGCTGAAACCCCAATCTTGGACTGGAGTAGCTTCATTGCTTCACTCATTTTTTAGCCTTTTTCTTAGCTGGCTTCTTAGCCGTCTTGGCAGCCGCTTTAAATGCACCGGCCGTTGGCGCTCCTTTGCTGCCGGGCTTGCGCATTTTCTCACCGCTTCCGGCTTTAATGCGCGCACGCTTTTTTGCGATGTTTGAATACAGTCCCATTTCATTAAGTCCTCTTCGATTTAGTGCCGCTGCATTTCCAGCGTTTGCGCGATAAATTAAGCGGGCTGTTAGGATCTTTTGCCGCTTTGGGAAATTTCTTTTTCTGCGCGGCGGAGCGTGCGCAGTACGCGTCGCCCTTCTTGGTGCCGGCCTTGACCCGTGGTCCGCCACCCTTCGCCTTGCCCGCCTGTCCGTAGCTGACCTTCTTGCCGGACGCCGTCACTTTAACTCGGGCTTTACCCTTAGCTGGTGTAGCCATTACCTTTTCAACCCCTTTACTGTGCGTATGCCGAAGCTCGCCGCAATGCTTGCATACATCGCCCACTGGAACCACTGCGGTGCGGCCTCCAGATTAGCAAAACCCTGAGCCATGTAAGGCTGTATGCCCGGTATGAAGCTGCCCAGCACAATGGCGATAAAGGCCACCGTCCACGCCTCGTCTTTCCACGAATTATTGCTGGCCTCAATCGCGGCTTGCTCCCAGCTAATCTCGCCAGTGGCGATCTTCATCTTGGTCTCAGCCTCAGCTTTCTTCACGGCAGTCTTGCCGTCGATGTAGCTTGCCGCAAGGCCGCCGAGTGATCCGATTATCTGACCGATCATTTGTCATACCTCTCTTCATGCACGATCTTGGTGGGCGTTACAGTGGTCTTTGACTCTTTCCCCATCCAAATCGAGAAGGCCGCCGTGAAGGTTCCAGTGACCACCGAGATCAGACCAGCTTGAGAGACTGACAAATCTGGCTGACCCATTGCCCACTCTAAGCAGCGTATATACATGACCGTCGTGACGAACATCATCAAGCGCGGCAGGACTTTCCAGTTATCTAATATCGTGTGTGCCATGTAGCTTCCTACCTTCCTGCAAAAGCAACAGAACTTCTTTAAACTCTCGACCGGATCGCGCAGCCAAGCCCTCAATGATTAGTTCAAGGTTTTGATCGAACAAGCGTATAATCTCTGCATCCTTCATCACCGGACCTCATCTGCAAGCAACGCTGCAACCCAGAACAAGCCACCGCTTCCGACAGCGAATACGATGCAGGCAACAGCAACAGTAATAAAGTAAAATATGCGGTCGCGCTTTGCCGCCTGTTCCTCAAGCGCCTTCTTTTGCCGCGCCCTGGCTGCGCCCATTTCGCGCTGGACTGTCTCCCACATTCCGGGAGGGCCATACAAACGGCAATGAGAGCGAAGAGTATCCATCGCCTCTTTGTGTTTTATTTTGGCGTTGGCGATGGCAAAGCCCTCTTCCTCAGTAGAGGTAAGCCTGCCTAGCGGGCCTTTGTGTCGGCCCTTTTCCGCTAAATTTATATCAGCTTCCAGCTTTGCCAGCTTGCCGAACTGAGGGAGTATTGACCCAACGTCCTTACCGGCCTGCACAGCAGAGCTAATGCTTCCAGATATTGTGCTGACTGCACTTGCGAGGGCTAAAACTTCAATCATGCTTCTGCAAACCTTTTCGGGCAGATATATCGCGGCGGCACGCTGTACTTTCGGTCATACCACTGGCCCTTGCTAATCTTCGCTTGGCCGCACTCGTAATAACAAGATTTGACCAGCACATTACCTGCGCCCTGTATCCAAGCATGTCCGAAACTTACAAAGACCAAAGCGCAAAGCATCACTTTCTTTCTATCAATCGGTCTATTTTGGCGTCGAGCCCATCCAGCCGCGTCATCACCCTGTTCATCTGGTCGGAGCTGTCCGCCTTGGTGATGTATTCCTCACGCGTCCGATTGATGAGGATCTGCAACCGCGTGATCTCATTCGTCCACGACTTAACCCAAAAGCCAATGCCTGTAACAACGATTGATAGTAGTCCGCTCCACATAACGTCAGCTTCCATTTCAAACTCCACTTTACTCTGGCGCATATTAACACGGCGGCGACAGAAAAGAAATATCTCGGCAACACCTTGACCCCTGCCCTCAGTCTGTTAACACTGGGCAAACAAATGGAGGGGATACCTGTGAAACATGAGTTAAAACAAATCGGGCCGCGCATCCGCGCCGATATAGCGCAAATGCTCAAAGAGCAGTGTGCAAGTCAACGCGTCAGCGCCTCGCTGACGATAGAGCGATTGATCGTCGATCATCTCAAAAAGGGTGGGTATGTTGTCGAAGATTACGATCGGTATTGATCCCGGCTACCGCACCGGGGGCGTCGCGCTGCTTGGCGACGGCTTCG